TGTGATCTTTTAGCGTTTGCCCTGGACGGAGCCGGCTCGCTTATCGAATTTCTCTCCCCATGCCATTCCGGAGCCATTGTTAAATGGGCAGAATTGAAAGTGGAGTCAAATCCGACCTCCGCAAGCTTGGCATTTCCCGGCCAAAATCAGCGCTAGAAATGCTCGCTATTCGCCTCGCCCAATTGCTTGATTCGGAAGAAATAGATGACCGGCAGGCGGCCGGGATCGCCCGGGAGCTTCGGCTCACCATGGCGGCAATAGCCTCTCAGCCGGCCCCGGAAACAGATAGAATTGCCGACCTTGCCCGCAAAGTGCAGGAGAAATGATTACCACCTCTAGCGGGCTCCGCTATTGCTTTGATTGCTGGTGGGCCTCTTTCGCGGAAGATCCGGATGAGCGCTCGGATATTCACCTCTGCTATTCGGACGAATGCGAGTGTGAGATTTGCTCCCGGGAGCAATGCTCTATCCCGTCCGGGATTAAGCTTTGATAGGTGAGCAGAGACCGCGGCTCTTCTCATATCCGCAAGATATAGCCAAATCATACGGGGCCGAGGCGATAGAGCTTGCCGCCTCGGCAAGCCTCTTCCTTGATGACTGGCAATCCTTCGCGCTAGACAAGATGGTTAGCGTAAGGACTGACGGCAAATGGAGCGGGTTTGAATTTCTCGCCATCCTTGGGCGTCAAAACGGTAAGGGCAGCATCATTGAGGCCAGGGAGCTAGCCGGCCTCTTCCTCTTCCCCTCCGATCGCTTGATCATTCACACGGCACACGAGTTTAAAACTGCGGAAGAGGCCTATTTTCGCGTCAAGTATCTGATACAAAACACTCCAGACCTTGACCGTAGGATAAAGAAATATAGCGATTCCCATGGGCAAGAGGGCATAACGCTTCTGCCTTCCCCAACAATCATCATGGGCCCAGGCGGAAGGCACATAACTCGGAGGGCTGAGAAGCGGCTAAGGTTCCTCGCCCGGTCGGGCGGGAGCGGCCGGGGCTTTACCGGGGATCTCGTCATTTATGACGAAGCCATGATCCTTGACGCGGCCAAGGTCGGGGCTACGCTTCCAACGCTCTCGGCCAGGCCCAACCCTCAAGTCCTGTATATGGCTAGCGCGGGGATGATCACCTCAACGCAGCTAGCGAAGGTGAGAAGGCGCGGGGTTGCGGGTAGCTCGCCTTCCCTCGTTTTCCTTGAGTGGAGCATTAACGCTCACGGGGAGGAATGCGACCCATCCTGTAAAGCCCACGATGATCCGGACGATATACGCTCTGTTGCCCGCGCCAACCCGGCTCTAGGTATCCGGATCTCCGAAGATTACATAGTCAAAGAGAAAGAGGCTATGGATGAGACGGAGTGGCTCCGGGAGCGTATGGGAGTCGGCCAGTACCCGGCCCCGCTGGATGGCTGGCTTGTCATCCCGCGTAAATGGTGGGATGCAACCCAGGACAACAATGATGATCCTGCCCGCCCGGCCCGTCCCGTCTTCGCGGTCAATGTCTCCCCGGATCGCAAATGGGCGTCTATCGGCCTGGCGGGAGCCCGGCCAGATGGCCGGATGGGGATTGAGGTTGCCGACCGGAGGCCCGGTACCAACTGGGTTGTGCCTCGTTGCGTGGAGCTTCAAGAGCGCTGGCACTCGCCCGCCTGGATCATCAACCCCCGGGGGGCTTCTGGCTCCCTCGTTGATGATTTGGAGCGGCAGAAATTCAACGTCGTAAAGCTTACGACTCAAGACGTGGGGCATGCTTGCGGGCAATTCTTTGACTCGCTCCGTGATGATCTCGTGTGGCATCTCCGCCAGAAGCCTTTGCGGGATGCGCTGGCCGGGGCCGACAAGCGGACTCTTTCCGAATCGTGGGCCTGGGACGAGAAGAATGCCGCGGTTGATCTCTCGCCTCTTGTTGCCGTGACGTTTGCTCTATGGGGCTTCATGAAGTTTGGCGAGGATACAGATTATGAGGCACGGGATTCCGTGCATTTTGATGTTGACGAGATTACCCGCCTCGCCCGTGCGGGATTCTATAGCCCCTCGGATTTGCAACGGCTGAGGGATCAAAAGCTGATTACGGACGCTGAGCTAGAGACCGTGCTAGAGGCATTGAAGGTGGATACATGACGGCTATTACCGCTAGCCTCTCGCGGGCTCGGGGCTTGCTCCGGCCGCTACTGTCGGCCAGGATCGCGGCAACGCTGCCCGGGATCGCGGGCATGGTGCTTATCTCGTTCGGGGCTTCGCTCATTTACCTTCCGGCCGGGCTCATTATCGGCGGGGTCCTGTTGCTTCGTATAGACGCGAGGCTGTAACCCGTGGGCCTGATTTCTGGCCGGCCCATGGCTGAGCGCCTCTGGGGGATCTCTACCGTTGGGGAGCTTATCCCCGCCCGTGTTCCCACGAGCTTGTATCCGAGGCCGATTGTCACGCCTGAGCGGGCTATGCAGCAATCCGCCGTATGGGCGTGCCTGAGACTCCGGGCCGATCTTGTTAGCACTCTGCCTATAGATGTCTTCCGGAGGATCACGCTCGTTGCCGGGGAGCCGTCCATACAGATCCCGGCGGCCGTACCCCCGCTCCTGGTGAGCCCAGGCGGGGAGCGCGTGGGCATCAAAGAGTGGCTCTACATGGGCCAAGTTGAGCTTGACCGATCGGGCAACAACATCGGGATTATCCGGGAGGTTGACGCGCAAGGCTACCCCGCCCGTGTTGATCTCGTGTGTTCCTCGTCTTGCGCCATCCGTGGCCGTTATGAGGAAGTCACGGAATATTTGATCGATGGCGAAAGCTATGCGCCTGAGTACATTTGGCACGAGCGGCAATATCCCCTGGCGGGCGTGCCGTTTGGCCTCTCGCCCATAGCTTACGCGGCATACACGCTTGGCGAATATGTCTCCGTGCAAGAGTTTGTTACATCGTGGTTTGGCGGGGGCGCTGTTCCCAGGGCCCGGCTCCGCAACACGGAGAAAAAGCTTAAGGGCACGGAGGCTGCCGTTGTCAAGGAGGCTTGGCGGGCTTCTATCGCCATGGGTGAGCCCTTCGTGCACGGTAATGACTGGGAATATTCGCTTATCCAGGCGGAGAAAGCTAGCGCCGACTGGCTAGAGGCCAAGCGTTACACGGACGTTGATATTGCCCGTTTCCTTGGCTGCCCGGCCGATCTCATAGACGCGGCCGTTTCTGGCCAGAGCATCACCTATGCAAACATTACGGAGCGCAACCTTCAATTCCTGATCATGCATCTTGGCCCCGCGATCTCCAGGCGGGAAGACGCCTTGACGCGGGCTATTCCCCGGCCAAGATTCGTGAAGCTCAATTCTGAGGCGCTCTTGCGCATGGACCCAATGACGCGGGCAGCGTACATCAAGACTCAGATTGACTCTCGTGTACTGGCCCCGTCTGAGGCCCGCGCTATCGACAACCGGCCGCCGTTTACCGCTGATCAAATCGCGGAGTTTACGGAGCTTGGCCTTATCAAGAGCGCCGCTCCTGCTGATCAGGGTATGGCCGCTCCGCCTCCGGAGGATAACGCAAATGCAAACTAGCCAGACTGTCACGAGCAATGTAACCCTTGTCCCATTTGATATCCGTGATGCCAGGGCCCAGGCGGGCAGGCCCGCCGGCCCCGCCCGTATGCACCGTTTCCCAAGCGAGATCCGGGCGAAGCTCACCAAGCGTGACGGCAAGAGCTTCTATGAGGTTGATGGATACGCAAGCGTTTTTAACGTTTGGTATGAGATGTACGACATGTTTGGCCCATATAAAGAGAAGGTTGATTCTGCCGCCTTTGATATGACGCTGGCGAATGATCCGGACGTTGCGTTTTTGCTCAATCATCGCGGCATGACTATGGCCAGGACTAGCAACGGCACGCTTGATCTCTTCAAGGATGATACTGGGCTAGGCGTCCATGGCTTGCTTAACGCGGAGCGGCAAGACGTTAAGGATCTGGCTAGCGCGATTGACGACAAGCTTATTACCGAAATGTCTTTTGCCTTTATGCTCAATGAGGGCAAGTGGAATGATAATTATGATCATTTCACTATCTATGAGGCGGATATTGACCGCGGAGATGTTTCGGCCGTCAACTATGGGGCCTCGCCTTACACGAGCATTGAGGCGCGGGCTCAGGAGTATCTAGCGGACACGGAGCGCCTCCCGCTCCCGGTTGCCCGTGCCGCTCTCTCCCGTCTCTCCGTGAGGCTCTCTGAGCCCGCGAGAGAGACTCCCGAAGCTCCCCACGAGGGCCCAGGCGCGGGCCCGTCGCTGGCGATCGTCAGGCGGAGATTTCTGGCGCTTGACGAACGGTAAGCCCTGGCGAGATCAAACGCGGGGTTTTTACCCGGAGGTCACACCGGGTTAGCGCCTTTTGTTTGGCCTGGCGAGATCACACGAAGGCCAATCGTTGATCACATTTCTTTGAATGATTGGAGTGTGCCGCTATGGCCACGATTGACGAACTGATTTCCTCGATTGAGGTTGAGCTTGAGGCAGAGCAGAAGCGTGAGCAGAAGGCTCGCGCGGAGATCAAGCTCATGATTGAGACGGCCGGAAATGAGGGCCGTTCTAACCTGAGCGAAGAGGAAGACAAGCGCTCAGAGGATCTCTTTGCCGCCGTTGAGGGCTCCAAGGAAGCCCAGGCGGGCATTAAGCGCAAGCTCGCCAACGCTACGAAGGTCAAGGCTGAGGAAGCCGAGGCGGAGGCCCGCGCTCGTGAGACGCGGGAAACCCCGGTTAGGCGTCCGAAGTATGACGAGGTTGCCCGGGTTGGCAAGGAAGAGCGCACCTATCACAAGGGTAACGATCCTTCCGGGGATATGTTTATCCGTGACGTTTGCCACCAGTTCCTTAACAACGACGTTTCGGCCGGGACTAGACTTGCCCGCCATATGCACGAAGAGCGCGTTGAGCGTCCGCAGTATTTCCAGAGGGCGGCAGGCGACCTTGCGACAACCGCCCTGGGCGGGCTCGTTGTGCCTCAGTTCCTTGTGGATATGACCGCTCCGGCCGTTGCGAACCTTCGCCCGTTTGCGGACGTGTGTAACCATCACATTCTGCCTGATCAGGGCATGACGGTTACGATCCCGAAGATTACCACGGCCACGAGCGCGGCTCTCCAAGCAACTCAGCTTACGGGCGTTTCGGCAACCTCCCTGGCTGAGACCGATCTCAACGTGTCGGTACAGACGGCCGCCGGCCAGCAGAATGTCTCCCGTCAGGCTCTTGACCGCGGCTATGGCATTGGCGACGTTGTGCTACAGGATCTCTTTAAGAGGTACGCTACCGTTCTGGATAACACGCTGATTAATCAGGCTACTAACGGGCTTGATGCGGTTTCCGTGACCAACACTTACACGTCGGGCTCTCCCACGGGCACGGCGCTGTTTACGAAGGTCGTTGGCGCGATGTCCGGAGTTGAGGCGGCACTTCTGGCCATGGGCCGGCCAACTCATGTGATCATGCATAGCCGGCGCTGGTACTGGCTCCAGTCTCAGCTAACCTCCACTTGGCCGCTCGTTAACATGGGCGGGGATTCCCGGGTTGGTGGTTCCGCAAACGAGGGTTCTTCGTATGCGAGCGGGATTCGCGGACAGCTTCCTAACGGGCTTGGCGTTGTGGTTGACAACAACGTTGTCACTAACCTTGGCGTTGGGACTAACCAGGATCGCGTTTATGTCGTGCCTCAGGATGAGTGCCACCTTTGGAAACAGGCCGGGCAGCCAGCTTTTATCAGGGCTGAACAGCCTAACTCGCCTTCTCTGGGCGTGCTCCTTGTCGTGTACGGCTATTTTGCCTACACCTTTGCCCGCTATTCCTCGATTATCCAGAATATTGACGGTACCGGATTGGTTACCCCGGCATTCTGAGTTAGCGGGGAGCCCGGGGTTTAGCTGGCTCCGGGCTCCCCGGCAAGGGGTTTAGCCAATGCGGCAAATGAGTCATGTAGCGCCATACCCGGTTGAGCTAGAGGAAGTAATCTCCAAACTGGAGTTTGCCCCGGGCTGGAGTTTTGAGCTACGCGATTGCGAAAAGCACGCGGGAGCCCGCGGTCTCACCCTAGTTATCTCGATTGAGACAACGGATGCCTACAATCCTGGCGAGCCTTACACGGTAACTCACTATATGAGCGTGCCGCCTGCCTCACACAATCTCCGCAACTGGGCCCGCTGGGTACTAGAGCAGATCCTTCTAGTACAGCGTCATGAGGCTATGGAGGCTTTCGTTGTTGACGGCAAGAGACCGTTTCCGCCTGGGCATGGCGGGGGCCGTGATCCTTATTACCCGCTAGTGATTTATTGAGAGGCCGGGCATGGCAGTTATCATCAACAACCGCGAGGTTAATCTTTCCTCGGCCCAGACGGGCAACGGCCAGAGTACCAACATAGCCGACCGCATGCAGCCGGAGACATTCGTACAGTCTCGCGGCCCGGCAATGCTCGTGATCACGACAACGATAGGCGCAACGCCAACTTGCACATATGCGGTTGAGGGTTCGGCCGATGGCTCTAACTGGTGGGCCCTGCAATATGCGGACTCGGCAACCCCGGGCACGGTCGTTACAACCACGTTTGCGATTACGACCGCCACAACTAAGCAAGTGATTATCCAGCCGAATCAGCCGTTTAAGCAGCTTCGTATTACTTATTCGGCTAACACTAATGTCACCAATACGGCCAACGTCTATTTCTTCTGAGTAGCTATGTACGAAGTGATTACGTTTACTGTTGATTACCCGGAAGCCGTTACGGAGCCCCCTATGTCTGACAACGAAAAATACATTGCGGCACTGTTGCGGGAGCGGGAGGCGGCACCCCGGCTTGGCGCTCCGGAGCGGGTAGCGGAGATCGATGCGGAGCTAGAGCGCCATGGATTCGGCCCGGACGGTAAGCCTCTCAAGCGTAAGCAAGGCGAGGCTCCGCCTGGCCGCAAGGAGAGCCCGGAGCGGCGCAACACGGCCAGGCGGGCAGCCGGATGAGCAATGCCTACCGGGACAAGCTTCTAAGCGTCGGCTATCTCCCGCGCGGCCGTGCCCGCTCACGCATCCGTGAAGGCCGGGAGCATCCGGAAAGCGGGGCCGCCTTCAAAGAAACGACAGACGAGCTAGGCAACACGGTTACCGAACATGCCACGAAGGATGATCGCGTTGACGTGAATATCCGGCCTGAGACCGTCCGGGTAAAGATTGGGGCCATCAATGGCATGGACTAAAAGCGGGCTCTATGTCCACACGTTCCAAGAGATCCTCCGCGGTACCTCGCTAACTGGCGGGCAATTTGACTGGCGTTTGGCAACATACAAGATCGCGCTTCACAACTCGTCTAACACGGACGGATCTTCGCCAATCAATTTCTCTACCGCTACTCCGTCTTGGGTTAACACTAACGAGGTTTCCGGTACAGGCTGGGCCGCCGGCGGTATCACGCTTTCAACGGCCGCCTCCGGGGGCGGCAGTGTTACCCCGACGCTCGCGGAAGGCACCACGGGCAGTATCCGGTATAACTGGACTAGCGCGCTCTCCGTGGCCAGTACAACGCTCAATTCCGGGGGCGGGCCCTTTGGCTGCATCATCTATGCCGATCCGGTTACGTCACCTTCGGATATGGCCGATGCCATGATTGTCGCTATATGCTTCGCGGCTTCATATCCGACGAATAACGGCACTTTTGGGATTACGCCTAGCGGCACGGGCCTTGTTGAGATTGACATAACGCCCTGAGTCTCTACATGGGTAGCTAATCGCGGAAGCGGTTAACAGGGCCCGGGAATTTAGGGTGCCTCATGGCTGTTGGCCACATTCTAACTACGCAATCACATAGCTCCGGCTCTGCCTCAACTAATCAGGCTTCATTTAACTGGTCACACGCTAACGGCGGCACTACGCCCAGAGGCGTTCTAGTCTACACTTTCCATACTCCGGCAACTGGCGATATCGTCACTAACGTTACCTATGGTGGCGTGGCGCTTACTGCCGTTCCTGGCGGCCGGGCCGCCGATACCGCCACTGAGCCGGGCGATTGTAAAGCATGGTTCCTCGGCTCCGGTATCCCAACAGGTACGCAAACGGTCGAAGTTACCCGCACTAACAATAGCGATCAAGTGTGGGCAACCGCAACGACCGTTTCGGCAGATGATGATACCGAAGTTGTCGGCACCACAATTCAACAGGAAAACGGCACCTTCGCGGCCATTAGCGTTAACGATGGCTCTACCGGCGTTAACTCAATGCGTTTTGCCGGCGGCTATTCTGGCGGGGCTAATATTCTCAGTGCCGCCACGGGCTCAACGGTCACGGCATCTAACGACCTCGGCAACTACACTGACACGGTATGCCGCGAGTCTACCGCCGGCCAAGGGGCCCGTAACGTTGGCTTCACCTTCGGCACGTCTGACGATCGCGCTTATGTGGCACTTGCCGTCCGTGAAGTATTCACGTCAGTAAATTTTGATGCCGTAGGGCCGTCTTCGTCTGGCCAGGTTTCCGCTACCAACCCAACGTCCCCGCTAACCTGGACTCACGTTAACGGGGCGGACGCTACCGGCCTAGTTGTTTTCGTAGCGGTCGGCAAAATTGGTGATAGTGGCATAACTGTTTCTGTCACCTATAACGGGGTTGCTATGACCGGGGGCACCCCGGTACATAGCGCGGGTGGCACGGCCGGATATCTACGGGCGTTTACGCTTCTCAACCCGGCCACGGGCTCTAACACGGTTTCGGTCTCTTGGACGGGCTCCCCTGAGAAGGTAACCGCGGGCTCAATTTCCGTCACCAACGCGGGAAGCTTCAACACTCAATACAGCAATACCGGAGCCGGCACGACAACCGCAACGGCCACAAGCTCCGGAAGCACAAACGGCAGTCTCATTGTTGCGGGCGTTGCAGACGGAGGCGGCACAAGCTCCGCAACGAGCCCGTCAACAAGCCGTTTCATTGCTAACGGGGATTCTAATAGCGGAGCCGGCAACTGTGCGGGGGCCACCTCCCCGGGCACGGGATCAAACGTCACAACCGCATGGACAATTAGCAATGATGATTATGCGGTTATCGGCATTGAAGTATTGTTGCCAACCGGAGGGGATGCAACTGCTACCCCTGGCGTTGTCTCCGGATCGGTAACGATCCCCGCGCCTACGCCTAGCGCGGGCTCTACGGCGGCCCCGGCCGTTGTCCAGTGCTCAACTGCGATTCCAACGCCCACGGTCTCCAATAGCGGAGACGCATCGGCTAGCCCGGCCGTGGTTGCTGGCTCAGCCACTATCCCCGCGCCAACGGTTAGCGCGGGCTCTAAGCCCACGCCTTCCGTTGTCCAGGGTACGGCCTCGATTCCGGCTCCCACGGTCTCAGCCTCTAGCAGGGCAACGCCTGGCGTCGTTTCTGCCGTTACCTCGATACCCGCCCCGGCAGTTAGCGCGGGCTCTACGGCCAGCCCCTCAGCAGTCCAGGGCACAACAAGCTTCCCCGCCCGGACACTAAGCGCGGGCTCCATGGCCGGCCCGGCAACGGTCCTGGGCACAACGAGCATTCCAACGCCCTCCGTATCGACCGGAGGGGATGCCTTCATTACCCCGGCTGTTGTGGCATGCACAACGAGCATCCCAGCGCCAACG